GTCGATAGCCTACGGCCAAGAAAAAATAAAGCCTTGGAAACGTAATGTTTCCAAGGCTTCCGGTCGGGCTGACAGGATTTGAACCTGCGACATTCTGCTATATTCGGGCATGGCATGACTGAGCGTAGCCGGGTGTGAGCATTGTCAAGAACGTTGAAATTCCAACGTTCTTAACAATACGATACGCAGTGGTTCGCTTTGTTGAAATTAACTGTTCGCAACTGTCATCGTGTCGATATCGTGTCGATGTGGTCGAACCGCGCAGCCTTCCATCGGAAAATGAAAAAGGCCCCTCCCCCAGCATAGAAGCTGAGAGAGGGGCGAGTGCGAGTCTCACGTCAGAAAATTAATCACTGGCCGTCCTCGTCGGCCTTGACAGACGTGAGCTGGCTCACGCCGATGAGCGCGCCGACGAACAAACCGATCGCGTTGATGGTCGTAACGAGTTCGCCGCAGTGTGGCAGTCCCCATTGCGGGCCGACCGCTCCGACGAGCCATGCGACGGCCGGCAAAGCGATCAACGCGAACCACTTGAGTATGTCGTATACCCTGCCCGGCAGCAGGTAATCGGATTGCGGGCTATTGGATTCATCCATTTTTCACCTCCTTAAACATTGCGGTAACCGTCTCCACAACGCTTAAAGTTGTGGAGACGGGAGTTTCAGCGCAGGTACTGTCCGGGATAGATAACGTATGGGCTGCGGATGCCATTGCGTGCGGCAGCCGACTGCCAGCCGGAGCCGTAGATGCTCCACAGGCTTTCGCCGGAACGGACCACATGGCCTCCGACCACGCTCGAAGCGGTGGACGCGGACGCGCCGCCATAGGTGACGGTCTGCCCCGGATAGATCCGATTGACGTCACCGCTCGGTACACGCCAGGCGGACACCGGCTGGAGTCCGGTCCTCGCGGCGATCGCACTCATGGTGTCGCCGGAACGGACCACGACGCTACGCGAACCTGTGGCGGCCGTTCCGCCGGAACCTCCGCCGAGGCGACTGTTGACGATCTGCATGACCGCCGCGTAATTGCCACCCAACGCCTGCCTGCGGGCCGGATCGTTGCCGAAGTCGCCGCGGATGGTGCGCGCGGCCAAGGCGTTCAGGTCGACCGTCGGAGCGGTCGTGGGCTGAGGTTTCGGCTTGACGCTCGGCAGATCCGCCGCGCCCTTGTCGTCAGGGTTCGCGTACTTGCGCCATGCCGCGCGGTCGCCACGGAACTTGTTCAGGTCGAGTCGTCCGGACCAGCCGCTGAGACTGCCGTTGGACGTGTACTGGCGCATGACCTCGCCGCGGGCGCCGATATTCCACGGCGCAGTCTGGTAACCGGTGACCATGTTCGTGGCGTACTGGGCGATCCAGATGCCGCAGTTTAGTTCGGTCTCCATGCCGGCGACCTGCCAGTAGCCGGAGTCCATCGTGTAGATGATGGGGTTCACGCCCGTCAGTCGCTTGACCTCGCGCGCCCACCTGCGTGGCCACTGCTTGTCGCCCCAGGCGGCGTTGTCCTGCGCCTCCCAGTCGAGGATCAGTACGCTTTTGCGAATATATCCTCGCACGTTGTCGACGAAGAACCTGGCCTCGGTCTCGGGGTTGCCGCCGCGCGCGTAATGGTAGACGCCGGTCTCCTTGCCGCTGTTGACGGCGCCGGCGAGCTGACGGTTCGCGTCGGTGTTGACGCCGTTGGACAGGCAACCACCGTATACGCCGCCGGACCCCCATGTGGTGCCGACGATGACGAAATCTGCCGGCACGGTCGCGGTGTCGATGCCGCACTGCCAGTTCGAGATGTCGTATCCGTTCATGTCGGCCATCGCGGCTGGCGCGACAGCCATGGAGATGGAGACCGTGAGCGCGGTCAGTAGCTTGCGCCATTGTCGGCGTGGATTCATGTGCTTGTGTCTCGGTTTGCCTTTGTTGAGGATGTTCAATTCCTCTCCTTTCCTTTGTCCGTACCGTCCGCCTTGTACGGACGGTGTGGAAATCTTTTGAATCTTTCAATCTGTGTTCGCGATATGCGCGTCACGTATGTCTTGGATCATCGAGGTTCCGGTTCCATTGCCGCCCAGACCGTGGTAAGCGGCATATATTCGTTCCGCGCTTTGCTTCAACGGAATGCTCGCAACACCACCTGCATCGACCATCTGACGGTGCAGAGCCTCGAGTTTGCAGAACAACAGTTCCCTGACGCCCTCATGCAGTGGATCGTGACGTTGGTCGACCTTGCTCAGAATCCAGGTGACGAACACGCCGCTGCCTCCGCTGCCGATGATGGCGACAACGATTGCGACGATGGTTTCCTGGCTCATTGGGAATCCTTCCGAAAGGAAAATCCCACACGTGGCTACCGTTGGAAGCTGCGATAACCACGTGTGGGATTTTGGAGGTTGAAATGTTGTTGGGAACGTTTGTGGATGAGGTCTGGTGGCCCTCCTGCGGGAAGCTTCGCGAGTGCACGAGGGTGGGCTACGAGTCGGCCTACCGCTGCCACATCCAGCCGAAATGGGCTGACGTCGACATGGAGTCGATCACCGCGAACGACATCGAGGAGTGGCTCGGCTCGTTCAATCAGGCCGGCGCCGCGCGCAAGGCGTGGGCCGTGCTGCGGGCGATACTCCGACTCGCCTATCGCAAGGGAGTCACCGACAATGACGTGACACGTCGTGAAATCAGACTGCCGCACCTGCGGCGGTATGAGCCGCGCGTGCTCGACGCCAGACAGGTAAGACGGCTGCTCAAAGGCTTCTACGGTCACGCGTTGGAAGCCTGGTTATTGGTCTCCGTCTGCGCGGGACTGCGCCGATGCGAGTCCGTCGGCATTGAATGGGCCGACTTGGATTTACGCCGGGGAATCGTGACCGTCAAAAGGTCAGTGCAATGGGTCGCTGGACATGAAACGGTCACCGACCCGAAGACCGACCAGAGCCGACGGACGGTCGCACTACCACGGTTCGCAGTCAAACGGCTCGCGCAATTGCGCCACGGCAGAACCGGCAGGCTGGTCGGCGATCTGAACGCCAACCAGGTGGCAGCTCATTACACGTCATGGTGCCAACGCATGAAACTCCCCTGCGTGCCGCCAAGGAACCTCAGGCACACCTTCGGCACTCTGGCAATCGCTGCGGGAGCCGATATCTCAGTGGTCGCACGACAACTCGGTCACAGCGACATCAAGACAACCGCCCGCTACTATCTCCGCCCCGATTTGTCCGTGCTGAGAAGTCTGCAGCGGGCATGGGAAAGACTCATCATCGGAGCCGCGTAGCTTTCCGTAACCCTGTACCAGGATTCCAATTGGATCATCATACGTAACGGCAGGATGATTTTGATCAAGTTCAGTGGGAAAATCGGTTCGGGCAGTTGGGATGCTGTTGAATGTCCGGTAAAGCTCGCGTCCTGGTATCGTCCCATCGTTGACTTGTCGACTGTCTGCCTTGTATCAAATGGGCAAACGGCGCGAAGCCTCACGGCCAGAGCTGATGGAACTATCCGAGTGGCGAACATGGGAAACGTTGGCAGCAATCAGGATTGCGTCGGCACGCTTTGTTTCCCAATCCCATGATTTCTAGCTTTCCGTAGCCCTCACTGCTACCTTTAAGTTTCAGGACACAGGATCGTTTGTTGGCGCCCTATATGGTGGATCCAACACGATTACCGTCAAGGGCAACATGCTGTATGTCGATTTGAGCTCTTTCAAATCAACCGTCGAAGTCTCGAACTATACGGTCTGGTTATATCAGTCAGGGATACGTCCATCGGCCACAATTGGACTGGGATGTGTTGGATCAAGTCTTGCGGATCCGCGCTACAACAAGCAAGCGAATTGGAATCCGGATGGCAGTATTACGTTACTTGGCGGGGTTGGCAGGGAGAACATTCTGATGCAGCGTTTTTCCATGCCGATTCCTAGTGGAGTGACGTTCTCCTAGACAAGTGGCACCGTGATACAGCCTTCGACCCATCCCCAGTTTGCGCTTACTGTCATCTTTCCCGAGGAACGCAAGGCGATGGTGTGCTGCGCCACCTGCACTTCGACGCCATGCAATCCGATGCTCGAATTGGATATTGCGGCGCAATGTACCTCGAACGCCGCCTCCAAACCGGCTGGGAGTTTGAGAATCTGTGACACCTCCCACTCTTTCGCCGCGTTCCAATCGGCGTTGAGGCGATTGGCGTGGAATGCGACTAGAAGCATCCTGCCGACCAAGGCGGTGCGGTAATCCACTTTCCAGTTCGTGTTCGGCGCGGAAAGGGTTACGGAAAGCTATTCAGGCGAGAATGTAGGTCATCGTCCCGGAGAACGTGCCGCTGTTCTGCACCGCGCCACAATTGACATAACGGAAATTGCCATTCGTTTCCAGAATGAAATCACGCTGGCTGCCACCATCACGCCCCGACCACGTACCATGCGTGACGACCGCAGGCCTCCAACCCTCCGGAATTGTACCGAACTGTCCACTGCCCCACGAGTCAGTGCTCGCGCTTTTCCAGTTGATGCTAATCTGCGCGATCTTGCCAGACTTCACGCCGGTCACGGTGCCATACTGTGATTTAATCAAAGTCTGGGTTACGGAAAGCTATTGCAGTGCCATCCAACAGCCGTGCGCCGTGGAGTAAGCGGATTTCGGGTCGCCAAGCATCTGCACCTTCCCATCACGCATGACAAGCAGGCTGAAACCGCAGGACGGGAACGATATGATGCTCTGGTCGTCGAGCGGGCGGAACGCTTCTGGGATGGTCTCATTCGCCGTCGAGTAGTTCTGCTGTCCACTGCCGTCGAACTTGACGTTGCCGTTGATCGTGACGATGCGTCCGACGCGACATAGAGTGAGTCTGCTGTTCGTGTATGGAGGTTTCCATGGCTGGGTTACGGAATCCCACAGTTGGCTCATCGGAGGCAACTGCTTGACAAGCATGACAGGAGTTCCAGCGGTGATGCCACTGATCGGAATGCGGGCGATCGGAATCCATACGGTGCCGGAATTGTTCAGGATACTACCCGACGGTACCGTGGGGTCAGCCGCCGTGCCACTGGTGGCGGTGCCCTTCAGCACCGCGAGCGCGATCGTTTCGATGTTGTTCGAGTCTCGCGTGTATTTCACGCAGATTAGGTCGTTGCGGTTCCGTCCTGTGACTCCGCTTTCGATGGTGACGGTTTCCGCCGCGGTGACGCGTGCGTATCGTCCTTCGATCACAAGGTTGAGGACCGGGACGAGCGCCTTGTTTGCTGACTGCATGGTCACGGCGGGGAATTTGCCGTCGCCGCCTTGCAGCAGGTAGTTGCCGTTTCCGACCAGTCCGGCCTGCATGGCTCCTTGGTCGCTGGATGTGATGTGCGGAGCGCCGGCCTTGCCGGTGATGAGATTCATGGTCATGGTCATTCCTTCCTATCTGTTGTGTTGTTGAGGTATGCGGCGTAGGCGGCGTCCTGCGTGGCTGCCAGCGCTTTGAACGTCTGCCAGCATGCGGTACAGACGAGCGCGCCCTGTGCGACTCCGTCGACGGTGGTGTGGGTGATGTCGTGCCAGTCGCTGGAGGTGCGTGGGTCACCGTCGGCGAGGTATGCGGAGGCGTGACATCGGTCGCAGGTGTATCTGGTGATGTTCGTGGTTCGTGCCATTGATGTTCCTTTCTCTTTCAGGCTGTGCGCTGGTAGATATGTCCCGGAAGGATGGTGTTGCATTCCTTCCAAGTGCCGCCGTAGGTGGTTCCCGGATTTGTTGTGGCGGTGGTCCAGTAGAGGGAGCCGACCGGGTGGGCGGCGATGAACGCCTGGCTTGCGCTCATGCCCGTCTCGCCCTTGTCGCCCTTCGGGCCGACGAGGCTTGTGTTCGAGACTGGCTTGAACGTCACGTTTTTCCCGGTGGCTGTGATCTGCGCGTACATCAGGTTCTTGCCACCGTTGGTCATGGCGAAGAAGTATTCGCCTACGACCGGGGCACGGTTGAAACTGAGTGTCCGCCAGTCAAAATCCGAGCATGCGGACGTCCAGTATCCGGATAGTATGCGTGTGATGATCAAGGCAGGCAACCCGGTCTCGCCGCGTTGGCCGGCCTCTCCTTTCGCTCCGGTGGCCCCGGTCGCGCCAGTGGCGCCGGCAGGGCCCTGCGGTCCTTGCACTCCCTGCTTGCCTTGCGGTCCGGTGTCGCCCTTGGGGCCTTTGACGTTGCCGAGCAGAATCTTCGTCATATGCGCTCCTTACTTTCCGTCATTGATCATGTAGTACAGGTCACCCGTCGCCGGATCGTAGGAGACGGGAGCCGCCGACGCGGTGGTCGTATCCGCGTACACGGCGTACAGGTCTCCGTTCGGGTCGACCTGCAGTGTGAAGAATCCGGAAGTTGGCGCCGTCACGCCGCTGGCACCCTGCGGTCCTGTCGGTCCCTGTGGGCCCTGCAGTCCCTGCACACCTTGTATTCCCTGCTTGCCTTGCGGCCCGGTGGGGCCTGTTGCTCCGGTAGGTCCGGCAGGACCAGTCGGACCTACCGGGCCAGTGGGACCGGTGGGGCCTCCTTCTCCGGAGGGGCCGACATCGCCTTTGTCACCCTTGTCGCCCTTCAGCCCTTCAGGACCTTGCGGACCGGGAGGGCCGGCAGCTCCAGTGGCTCCTTTAGGCCCGATCTCGCCGGTATCGCCCTTCACACCCTGCGGGCCGACGTCACCCTTCGGACCCTGCGGGCCGACAGGGCCTTGCGTTCCGATGATGGACTGTCTGGAAACCGTCTTCCCTTGGAACTGGCCGCCGGATTGCGAAACGCACTGCCAGACGATGCTGTATTTTCCGCCACCTGACAATGCGGTCGAATATTCATTGACGAGTGGTGTTCGGTTCAACCATTCGCTCACGTTTCCCGTGAAAGTGGATCCCACCGGATATTCGCCGACGAGGGATTTCTTCATCACGAGCGCCGGAAGGCCGACGTCGCCTTTAGCTCCCTGAACGCCCTGCGCTCCTTGCTTGCCTTGCGGGCCGGTGGCCCCGGTATCGCCCTTGTCACCTTTGGGGCCTTTGATGTTGCCGATCAATAGTCGCGCCATGTGTCACCTTTCCGGGATGTCCACGTACAGGTTCCCGCTCTCGGAGTCCCAGACGAACGAGGGTGGGTTCGTGTTGTCCGGATAGTTCACGTACAGGTCGCCGTCGCCTTCCATGCTGAGCGTGAAGAAGCCGTTCGAGGGGGCGGATACGCCGCTGTCGCCCTTGTCACCCTTCTCCCCTTGCGGGCCCTGGATGCCTTGGGAACCTTGGATGCCTTGTCTGCCCTGGGGGCCGGTCGCTCCCTGTGGACCCGTGGGACCCTGCGGACCTGTGGAACCCGTCGGGCCTTGCGGTCCCGCCGCGCCGATCGCACCGGCATCACCCTTATCGCCTTTCTCGCCGCGTATCCCCTGCAGTCCCTGCGGGCCTTCGGGACCGGCGACGCCTTGCGGCCCTCGCTCCCCGGTCACTCCTTTCTCTCCCCGAGGACCGGTGGGTCCGGTCGCTCCGGTGGCCCCCTGTGGTCCTGTGTCGCCCTTGTCGCCCTTCTCCCCTTGCGGGCCCTGGTCGCCTTTCGGAAGCCCCAAATTCAAAGTTTTGTCGCTGCCGGCGCCCGTGAGCGACGCGCTGGCCTGCACGCCTGGTGCGAGCGTGTCCACCGAACCGATTCTCAGGCCGGTGAGATAGTCGCCCTTCGGCTGCTTGCCCGCCAACGCCGTATTAAGCGCACCGATGTCCTGTCTGGTCACGTCGGCGCTGAAGGTCCAATTATCAAGCTTGAGGCCGGCTCCCGCGTAGTAGGCGTGGCCACCATCCCCGATGGAGGATTCTCCGCTGTTGCCGCCGGCGCTGGCACCTCCGGATTCGTAGGTGACGGTGAGCACGCCTCCCGAAACCTTGACGATCTTCTTGGAGATCTCGGCCGTGACGACGAGGCCCGTGTTGTTGTCACGGCCCGTTACCAGGTCGCCGACGTCCGCGTCGATGCCGTCGGGAATGTCCACGTCGATGGTGCTGGTGTTCCGAAGTTCCTGGAATTTCTGCCTGCCCTTGTCCTCGAGCTCGTCGGCTTCGGCGTTGGACAACTCGTATGTGGCGGTGCGTTCGTCAAGGCCTTTGAGGGTCTGCGTGTGGCTGAACGTGCCGTTCGCGTCGGCATACCAGTGGATGACGGTACGGTCCTTGAGTTCGCCCTTGCCCAGACAGATGAGATGGTTGATCGGGTGCGCCGCCTGTTTGGCGGCGAAGTCGATGAGGTCCGAGTCGATGCTGTCGCCGATCGTGCGGACGGGCATGGCGCTCATGGCCACCTTGTCGCCGTCATTACGCAACCGGAGTTTGAGTCCGCTTGCCCTGAGCATCTTGACCAGACCGCTGTACAGGTCCACGTACCGGTCGAACTGGCAGGTGGTCTTGTGGTCGGCGCTTTCTTCGGTGACGGTGAACAGGCCTTGCAATCCCGCACGGCTGACGAGCGTGCGCATGATGACGGGAATCGTGCCGGACAGGGTGAGGTAATCGTTGTTCCTGTCCGGTTCGATGATCTTCGAAGCGAGCACTCCATGCCAGTCGCGGCCATGCCATGTGACGGTGGACAGGCCGCCGTCCACGTCGACATCCGTGTCGTCGATGATGCCGCCGTACTCGGTGCCGTCGATCATGATGCGGCTCCCCGCCTTGAGCGCGGCGTCTTCGACCTGCAGGTCGAAGTCGTTCTCCCCGCTGCCGAACGCGAGGTCGAGCGTGTATGAGGCGTGGCTCGCCACGGGTTTGCCTGTGGCGTCGGTGACGATCAGGTCCATGGCGGTTCGCTCCTTTCCTCGCAGACCGTCAAGTCGAATTGGAATCCTCCCGGCCAGCTGATCGGCTGTGTTCCGGGCGCGAGCGGTTGGAACACGTACCGGCCGGAATCCTTGCCCGACCCTCGCACGGCCTGCGCGAAGCAGTTGGTGGCGAGCCCGGTGCCGCTGACCATGGTGACGGTCCTGACATCGCCGGTGCCGTCGATTTCCAGACGCGAGCCGGATGGTACGGTCACGTCGACCTCGTATCGGTTGGTTCCGATGATGACGTACGGTTGCGCGCATGGTCCGAATATCGTGAGCTTGACCGGCTGCGGGATGGACGTGTCGTTGACGATCTCGGCACCCAATGCCATGCCGGCGAAATCATGCGGATAATCATATGGATAGTCCAGGTCGGAGGTTCCGGAATCGTATCGCGGCGTGAAATGCGTCATGGTCGGACGGCGCCACACGCCATCGGCCAGCACGATGGTCAACTGCGTCTCGACCATCGTGGGCGTGATGGATTGCGGTTCGCTTTTCGTGATCCACGCTTTGGCTTCCCATTCGCCGTCGGCCACGAGCGTGCCCGGGTTCCCGGATGCCATGTCGGCGTCCGCGAGGCGGCGCAGTAGGTCGAGCGTGGCTGGAGAATCGTGGATCTTCACGGTGACTGTCGCCTCGCGTGCCTTGCGGGTGATGCCCGTCATGCCACGTGAGGCGAGGCTGTAGTCCCAGACGCGGGCGCGCAGTCCCGTGAGCGTCTCGCCGTACAGCGGCCCCTCGAAGCCGATGCGCTCATCTGTGGCCGCGCACACGTATTCAAGCGATTGCACTTCTCACCTTCCTTGCGAAGTCGCGGTCGCCGATCGTCGGCGTGTATCGGGCGATGATCGATCCGAGGTCGTCGTGCAGCGATTCGACGGCCGCGATGAGTTCCCGCAGATCGCCGTCGCCGGCATTGGCGCCGGTGCCGGCCGTGACGTTCAGCCTGCCGGTCTTCGACCAGTCCGCGTCGGAGAGGCTCATCGTGGAGACGAGCGAATCCATGGAACGGCTGACCACATGCGCGGAATCGTCGATGCCCAACGCCATGCCACGTCCGACCATCACGCCGACCTCGTCGCGGAACACACGCGACGGGGAATGGATGCCCAAAGCGTTCTTGGCCTTGTCCACCAAGCCCGACAACGCGTTGGTGATGCTGGAATACAACGAGCCGACCATTCCTGTGATGCCGTTGATCAATCCCTGGATGATGTTGCGTCCCGCGCTGACGAGCCAGCTTCCCGCGCCGGACACCGCGCTCCGGACGGTTCCGCCGATCCCGCTCACGACGCTCCCGACACGGCCAACCATGTTGCTTACGGTGCCGACGATGCCGCCCCAGACGCTCGACACAATGCTTCCGACGCCGTTCCACAACGCGGCCCACACGCTTCGGATGGTCGAGCATGCGGCGGATACCACTCCGCTGACCATGCCGATGCCAGCGGAGACGACGCCTTGGATGCCGCCCCACACTGCCGACACGATGCCCTGGATGGCCGACCACGCGGCGCTCCAGTTCCCGTTGACGACCGCGAGCGCCAGTTGGATGATGCCTTGGATGACGGCGAGTGCGGTGCTGATGACTGTGGTGACGATGGTCCATGCGCCTTGTACGACGGTGGATATGGTGTTCCAGAGTCCGTTCCAGACCGTGCTGATGATGGTGGCGGCGGTTTGGAAGATGGTTTGGATGTTCTGTATTCCGGCTTGCAGGAGTGGTGTGATGGTGGTGATGAATGTTTGGATGCCGGTGATGATCGCGGTGAGTGCGGTCATGATGATGGGGCCGATTGCGTTCCAGACGTTTTGGAGGACGGTGGTGATGAGTGTCCATCCGGTTTGCCAGATTTGCTGGATTTGGCTCATGGTCTGGGTGATGAATATGGCGATGGCTTGCAGGATTGGCTGGCATGCGGTGCTGATCTGGTTCCAGATTCCCATGAACCATGTGGCGAAGCTGTTCCAGAGTCGTTTGCCCGTTTCGGTTTGGGTGAAGAACCATGTCAGCGCGGCCACGACCGCGCCGATGGCCACGACAAGCATGCCGATCGGATTCGCATCCAAGGCAGCGCTGAATGCCAGCTGCACGGCGGTAGCAGCCTTGGTCACCGCGCTCCACGCCGATTGAGCTGCCTTGACAATATTGAACGAGCCGGCGAGTTGCTTCAGTGCTCCAGCCGCGCTTCCCGCGTCGGAGATCTTGCCAATCAAATCGAACGTGGCCGTAGCGGTCTTCTCCACACCGGAGGCAGTCGCGGAAATGGCCTTCAGTCCACCGGAAACTGTCTTCAGCCCGGCCGAGACGATATCCCAGCCTTTGACCGCGAGCAATGCAATGGTGATGGCTTTCAACGCGCCGGATACCAGTGCGCCGTTCTGCTGCGCCCACTGTCCGACCGACTGCAGCCAGCCTCCCACCGTCATGAGCACGCCGGTCAAAGTGTTCAACAGTCCGGCGAAGCTCTGCGCCGCGGAACTGGCGGTGCGCGCGCTGTCGTTGAAGCCGAAGGCCTGCGAGACCGCGGCCGCCAATCCGGAAACCAGCGAGCCCAATCCGGAGATGACGCCGGTCAGGCTTTCAAGGAACGGCTGCAACGCGCCCGTCTCGATGAACGTGTTGACGAACGTCTTCGCCCATCCCGCCGCGTTCGACAACGCCTGCGCGACCGAAGCGACCACTCCCGCGAGCGCGCCGGCGGTTGTGGAGAACATTGTGGCGGCTTCGCCGCCATTGTTGAGTCCGCCTATGAGTGATGTGATTGCGTTCCAGAGGCCAGTGAGTTGGCTTTTGAGGCTGGCCGTCGCCGAGGCGAGCATCTGGAAGCCGGGGATGTTGGAGATCGTGTCGCCAAGGTTTTTGAGTTTCGCCTGTGTGGCGGGTATCGCGTTCTCGAGACCTTGTTGGAGTGCCGCTCCGACTTTTTGCAGGGTTGGTGTGACGGCTGCGGTGAATGTGTCGATGAGTGGGATGGCTTGGTTGAACAGGCCGCGTAAGCCGTCGAGGACTGGTGTGGCGGCTGTTTCTCCGAGTCGGCTCAACGCGGCTTTCACGTTGGCCAGGGCGCCGGTGAATGTGGTGCCTGCGGATAGTGCGGCGCCGCCTAGGCCTTCCTGCATGGCGTCGGCGAAGGTCTGGAAGTCGATCTTGCCGTCCGAGACCATGTCGGACACTTCGGCGCTGGTCTTGTTCAGATGCTTGCCGAGCATCTGAAGCACAGGGATGCCGCTCGACATGAGCTGGAGCATGTCGTCGCCCTGGAGTTTGCCTCGGGCGGCGACCGATCCGAAGATCGTGCCGATGTCGGTGAGGCTTCTGCCGCTGATCTGCGCGGTGTCGGCCACGGTCTTGAGGACCTTGGTGAGCTGGTCGCCTTCCTTGATGCCGGAGGCGGACAGGCTGGCCGCGACGGTCGCGGCGTCACCCAATCCGAACGCGGTGCCTTTGACGGATGCGAGCGCGTCGTTCATGATTTCGGTGACGCTCGCGCTGTCGTGGCCGAGGCCTTTGAGTTTGGCTTGCGCGTTCTCGATGTTGAGGGCGCGGGTGAAGCCGCCTTTGGCGGCCAATGCGGTGATGCCGCCGGCGAGGGTGACGATCGCGCCTGTGCCGACCTTGCCGATTTTGCCGAATGCTCCGCCGATCTTCGAGATGAGGGTGCTGGAGCTTTTCTTGGAGGCTTTGTTGACGGCGTCGCCGATGTCGCCTTCGATGCTTTTGCCGAATCCTTTGCCGGATGGTTCGACGTGGACGTATGCGACGCCTATGTCCTGTGCTGCCATCGTGTTTCCTTATTCGTAGGTTGGGATTCCGATGGCGGTCGGAGTCAGAGGTCGTCGTTGATGCGGAAGCAGGCTTTGAGCCGTTCCCTGTCCTCGCGTTGACGGCGGGTGAGGTTGTGCGTCGGGGTTGGCGGGCGGAGCGGGTCGTGCTCGTGGTCGAACCATGGGCGTTTGCGTTGTCCGGACAGCGTCCAGACCGCCTGTTCGGCTCCGTCGGGCGCGTAGACGGCGTTCTGCAACGCCATCCACGAGTGGCTCGTATGGTCTTTGAGGATTTCGCGGGTCAACGCCCAGGCGAGTCCCCAATCGACTCGTGGACGTTGGCCTTCAACCCATTCCCGGAAGCGTACGGGCCTGTAGATCTGCCCGTACGCTCGGATCCAGTCGTAGGCTAGCGCCGCGCGGTGGTTGTTCCAGAGGTGGGCGAGGTAAACGCTTTTGGGTCCAGTCCGGATTCGTCGGCCCACGCCTTCACCGTGGCGATGAGGTAGGCCATCGGGCGTTTGGTCTTACGTAGCGCGGTCCAGAAGTTCGGCTGCGCGTTCTCGAAGTATGCGAGGAACGCGGCCATGCACGCGCTGGTCTCCTCGTCGGAGAGCGTCGGCCTGCTCTTGACCAGGAGGATGGCCTGCACGAGTTCGATGGGCAGTTCCGCGTTGTTGAGGTTCGGCAGGTCGAGTTTCGCTCCGGCGACCTCGAGGTGCACGTCGGGCTTGAGCTCCTCCGCGTCGGTAAGGTCCACGTCCACGACATGGTAGGTGTTGTCGCTCATTTCGTCTCCGTTTCATGGTTATCGGCGGTTATGGGTAATGGTCCCGTGCGGCCGACCGCCATCGGCCGCACGGGAAGAATCAATGGGCTACTTGGCGTCTTCGGTGACGAGGCCCCATGCGTGGAACTGTTCGCCGTTAGTGCCCTTGAGCATCTTGAACGTCATGCTGAAGTTCATGATCTCGCTGGATTTCAGGCTCACGTCGTCGCGGTCGGACACCTTCGCGTTGGTGCCGTACAGGAGGAAGGGGCGGTCCTGCTGGTCGAGCGCGACCAGGACGAGGATCCATTCCTTCTTCAGGCCGGCGCCCTTGATGCTGATGCCGCCGTCGGATTCCACGTCCACGTCGAAGTAGGCGGATACCACGTCCTTGCGGCCTTCCATCGCGGCGAGCTGGAGCGTCCAGTAGCCCGGGTCCGTGTCGGACAGGACGATGTCGCCGTTGTGCGCCTTGTAGTCGGTGCTGTCGCCCGGCTCCGGATGCAGGACGGCGCCGTCCTCGGTGCTGTATCCGATCGGCTTCTTGTTGGACGGCGGCGTCCAGTTCACGCCGGTCGGCGCGACGAAAGTGCTGTCGCCCTTGGGGAACAGGAACAGCGCGTAGTTCTTGATCAGACGCACGTTGCCGGCGGTATTGCCGTTGGACACGTACCCATAGTCGGTCGATCCGAGCCCGTCCTGCAGGCTGGTTTCGGATGCCGTCTGTTCGACGGCGATGGGTTCTTCGTTGCTGTCAGACATTCCTGTCTGCACCTCGCTTCCGTTCTGCGTGTGGCGGCACGTCTTTGCTTGTCTTTTCTTGTGTTTTCAGTTCAGGCGACGGATACCTCGAGCAGGAGCACGCCGTACGCGCTCACCAGTCTCTTGTCCTCGTCGGTCATGCGTACCGGCCCGGATTCCAGTGACGCGCTGATGAGCGGCGCGACGGTTCCGAGCCTGATGATCTCCCTCGCGATTGCCGCCCACAGGCGGGCGGCCTTGTCCCAGTCGCCCGTATGGTCCTCTCTCATGCAGCGCACGCTCAGCCGCAGTCGCACGGCCTGGGAGATGGGAGTGCTCATGCCTTGCATGGAGTCGGCCAATGTGGCTTCGGTGAAGGGAGGTTCGAGGTCGTTGCGTTCGATCGTGTCGAACGTCACGTCCGGGAACAGCTCCCGCAGCCTGGGCAGGAGCAGCGGCTCCGTGCGCCGTGGGGTGATGGGGATGCTCATACGCGCATCCTTCCGAGCGTGTCCTCCAATGTGCCGTGCGCCTTCTCCACGGGTGCGGGGCAGAGGATGGCCACGCCGTTTCGGTTCGCGCCGTTATGGTCGCGAACCATGCACCGGCTGTCGGTGACGGCCTCGTTGGCGGCGTCGCGCATGCGGCCCCGCAGGGTCTCGTTCTTCAGCACCTGCTGGCTGAATGCCTTTCGGTTGAACACGAATCTGCATCGTTTGGCCATGGGTTATCCTTCCCGTTCGCCCACGGTGATGACGTCGCCGATGTGGCGTCCGTGGAGGTTGTTCCACACTTGCGGCTTTCCTTTGACGGGCAGGAGGATGCCTCTGACTTTGATCAGGTCGGTGGCTTGGATGCCTGTCGGCTGGCTACCGCGGATGTGGATCGTGTATTCGATGGTCTGCGGGCTGGCGTTCTCCTCGGTCTGGTCGGTGGTAGAGGTTGGCGCGACCATCGCCTGGAACGTGCCGACGCGGACGGGTTTGCCCTGGATGGGGTTGCCGTCCGTGTCGGTGGTGGACTGGCCGCGCCACACTTCGATGGTTTCCACTAGGACGTCTCCCCCGTTGCCATGTCGACGCTGAACGCGCGCTGAGCGTTGATGCCAAGGATGCGTTTCTCGTCGTCGCGCAGCCAGAGATCGCCGGTGGGCGCTCCGAAACTGTATTGTTCGCTGAAGCTGCCGGTGGTCTGGTTCATCTGCGTGATGCCGCCGGGAATGTCGTACGGGTCGGCCTGCATGATCCTGCGGACGATGTCGCATGTGATCTTCGTCAGCAGGCGTGGCCGTTCTTTTTGGAGACGTTGCCAGTTCGGGGAGCGTTCCTTGATGTAGTCGGTCACGTCCGCGAGATGCGTGTCGGCCTTCTCACGTTCCTCGTCGGTGAGTTTGTGCCACCTCTGTTCGAGGTCGACGGAGGTGGCGAACACGTCTGGTTCGACAGTCATGTCGGACTCCGTCAGGCGGTGAGCAGGACGAAGCGGCTGATGTCGCGGATACGGAAGCCGACCTCGATTTCGATTCGCACGGCGAACATGTTGTGCTCCCACAGGTTGACCTGCTTGCCGTCGATGGTGATGGACGCCTGGTCGGAGATGCTGGTCTGCATTCCTTCGACGGAACCCCATGCGGCGGAGGAGAATTCGCCGCACACGCCGAGGATCTCTGCCTTGGCCGGTCCCGGTGTCTCGGACACGGCGGGCACGTGAACACCCTTGCTGATGTAGGTGCGGTTGCCGAGCACGGTGCTCACGTCGGAGGCGGCGGTGCCGTCGAGGAACAGGGGGCGTCCGTTGTTGTCGGTCGCCTGCCGGAGCACACTGCGACCCTGGGTGCTCAACGCCCAACCGTCCACGGTTCCATCCGCTTCGGACACGAGGTCGTCGGCTTTGTTCAGGTTCTTCCACACGTCCTTGCCGATGCTGACGGTCTGCGCGCTCTTCAGGGTGTCGAAGTCCGCACCCGGAGCGTCGACGAGACCCATGATGGTCTTGTCAAACGTGCGGGCGATGGCTCCCGGACCCTTCGCGACCACTTGGTCGTAGAGAGCGCCGAAGTCTCGACGGAACTGGTTGGAGAACGGCATGATGACCGCGATGGTGTACGGCAGCATGTCCTTCTTGCCGAAGGTGACGCCGCTCTTCGGCTTCTCCGCACCCTCATTGACCCATGCGGCCTCCGGGTCGCCGATGATGATCGGCACGCGAGCACCGTTGCCGGGCAGTTTCATCTCCGGCACGAGCTGCATGAACGCGCTCTTGTATTTTGCGGTCTGCAAGATCTCCGCCTGGGTTTCAGGGGTGAGGTCTAGACCGTTGCTTTTTCGGGTCATGGACGGATCTGTCATGGTTTGTCCTTTCAAATGAATGTTGTTTTGCTGGTTGGCTCACAGGAGCGTGTTGCTCATGGCGTTGACGAAGTCCTCGCGGCTGGAATGTTTAGCCTTGGCCTGTCCGGTGCGGGCGCTCTGGTCCGCAACCGTGCCGCGGGAACGCATGTCGGCGAACACCTTCATGAGTTTCTCGGCGTATTCGCCAATCTGCTTCTCGTCGTCGCCCGCGAGGACGCTCGGGTCGGTGATGCCGTGTTTGGCCGCGACGTTGGCGCGTATCGTGGAGAGCTCCTTCTCGTGTTCGGCCTGTTTGGCTTCGCTTTTGAGCTTCTCGTTCTCCTCGAGCGCCTTGGAGAGTTTCGATTCGAGGTCGGCAGTCTGTCCGGCCTTCTCCTTGAGCTCCTCGTAGTCGCTTTTCCTGCCGCGTTCCCTGCCGAGACGCTCGTTGATTATGCGGTCGACTTCCTCCTGGGTGAAGGTCCTCAGCTTCGCGTTGTTCACGTCCTTTGGGGCCGGAGAGTGCTGTTCCGGCTCCTGTTGGCCGTCCGCGCCGGTCTGGTTTTCTTCTGCCATGGTTGGTGGCTCCTTTGCTTGTTCTTGGTTTCCACGCCTGACGCCGGCGAGTTGACGGCCATTCTTGTTGGTTTCGCGCATGGCTGCGCCCCGCCCCATCGCTGGGGTGTGAAAGGTAAAAGAAAAGCCATCACGTTTCGACGTGATGGCTTTCTGGGATTCAGAGATTTCCCAGCGCTTTTCTTCGCGCGTATTCGGACCGCAGCTCGTCGGTCGACACATAGTCGCCGACGGACCAGCGCTTCTTTCCTTCGTTCCTGACCCATTCATATTCGTCCTGTGGCATGGAGATATCGCCATACTTGCGTTTGATTTCCGCAAGATGGCGCTCATCGGTGACTTCCTTCAAATCACCGGGCATAAACGTGAAACGGTCGGAACGATCCATAGGCTCAATCATAGCAGTCTCAGATAAACGATCGGTCTGCCGTCGGATGCTCCAAGCCCTTCGAAACGAAGAGCCCTTCCTCTCGGCAGAAGAATTTCGTATTCTCCCGGATGCTGAGTGATCGGCTCCACATACACGCCGGCGCTTCCCGGCGGTACCAGGATTCTTGTGGCGATGCGGTCTTCCCCATCAACGTCAATGCCTCCCTCCTTGATGCTGGTGGCCATGTAGCCGATGTGTTCGAAGGTGCGACCGGTATTCAAATCGAAAAGCGACTCCATGTCGTTGACGTGGAACGTCGACAACCGCATCTGCCTGTCGACCGTGAAACGTTCTCGGGTGATATGGTCGGATATCGCTTCGTCGATGCATTCGACCTGATGGATGACGTCTTTCGACGGGTTTCGTCCGCCGAACAGGTAGCCGTTGATACTTTTGTAGCTGTCTCCGGTCCAATCCATCAAAGCCGCGATCTTCTCGTCGTTGGAGAATCTATCTCCAGGCATCCTGACGCTATAATCCGACAATCTCGATAGTTCGGAAGCGCTGATTGGAATCGATTTGCCGCTCCATCGAATCGTCGGTTGGGCAGTCACACCATCATTGACCTCATCGTGATAGATGCGTCTCAATTGGGCTAGCGTGTCACGCCAGTCGCCGTCATCGCCGGCCGCAGCCTTGGCTGCCTGGTACATTTCACGATACTTGTCCGGATCGTATCCTTTGAGTTTGCTGCTGCCCCAGCTTGGCACGATGTCGCAGTCGCAGTCCGTATGGTATTGCATCTGCCGTCCGGCGGTGTCCTCGCTCAGGTAGGCGAAGCCACGCGAGGCGAGCATAAGGCAGAACGCGCATGTCTTAGCCCCTCGTGGGACGCGAGCCCAGCGAGGCTTGGTTGGGTCGTTGGCCACGGCCCTCTGCATGGTCATCCGGCCGACCGTCTGAACCAGATTCTGCACGTATTCCAGCGCCTGCTCCTCGTCGGCGAACGTTGGCCACAGGTCGTCGATGGTTCTTCCGGCGTTATTGTGCACGACGCCGTTCTCATCTGGAATGACGTCCTTGTAATGCAATCCCATGAAGTCGGTGTTGTTGAAACCGCCTTCCATCTGCCAGACCGCACGGTCGGCGGTGATGGTCGGCGGATCGTATTCCGGCATGTCGATTCCGCAGTATTGCGCCCATAGGTCGCGCACATGGCTGTAGTAGTCGGATGCGAGTTTGTTGGCCGCGTCGGCGTACCGGTTGATCTCCGCTTTGATGAGTTCCTGGCTTTCACCGTCCCAGACAAGTCCTGAAACGCTGTTGCCTGCCTCCTTCTGCAAGCGGCTCATGGTGTCCGTGTAATCCTCGTACAGGTCGTTGAGGTCGAGTTCAAGCCTTCTGTGTTGTTCCGGAGGCAGGTTCAGACTGTTCAGGCTCATTTCCGCCGCCTTCCGGTAGTTTGAGGCTGACCGGCGTCATGCCGGTGAATTCAATGCCTTTCAGTCCAAGCATCGATGCCGCGGATTCCGGTGTCACCCCGGCTCTGATCGCTACTCCCAGTGCGTCGAAGCTGTCCTTCAGCCCCCCCCCGCAACAGTTGATTGCGTGGAAGCGTCGATCTGGCGTTCCCCGTCGTCCTGCGTCTGCTCAGTCTGTTGGCGCATGCCGCGAATCTGGTCGAGGACCTGTCCGGCTTGAGCCTTGCGCTGGTCGGCCTTCAAGCGGACGATCTCGCTTCTGCTCAATCCGGCGCGGGTCATGCCGACCTCGCTGTTGGCGAACGAGTCGATGCTGCCGGCGAGTTTGCTGAACGCGTCGGCGCTCATGGAGCTTGACGGAGTGTTGGGGTTCTTCCAGTCGACCTGCAGTTTCATCAGATCATCGTCTGACACCGATGGATCCTGTATGCGCGCCACGAGGCGTGCCGCCTGCAGGATCGATTCGCCGAAATCACGGTCGCAGTGGCGAGCCTCGATAATCAGGTCCTCGCGTTGCGCCTCGGTCGCGTCCGCTGACGTCGGATTCGCGTCCGATACGATGCCGAGCGAGCTGGCGGGAATGTTCATCGCGCTGGCGAACATGGCGGCCCAGCTTTTCAGCATCGTCAGGTGCGGATCCATGCTGGATGCGGCCAGTTGGGTCACTGTCGGCGAATCACCGTCCGCGTCCTTGCTGATCATGTTGTAGCGGCCCATGTAGAGTTTGAGCGCGGCGTCCGCGCTCAAGGACGCGAGCTCGTCGCTGGTGCCCATGAGCAGGATTTTCGGGAATGCGTAGAATTCGGCGTTCGCCTCGGCACGCACGATGGTGCGGTTCGCGCCGTCGATGATGTTCATCGCGTCATGGCTGATGCGGGAGCGTCCGAATGGTTTGACTTCGGTGGCTTTGTAGGCGAGGCGGAACACGCTGCATTCGCCGTTCACGGTGGGTTGTGATCCTTGCACGTACCATGTGCCGAGACTGCGGGACACGCTGATGTTGCGCGTCGGCATGTAGAGCACGAGTCCGATGGCCTCGTTGTCGTTGTTCACGTCGGTTATGGCCATGCATGCCTTGACGCGTCGGTTCGGGTAGTCCCAGATCGCTGCCGAGCTTTCCGCGGTGTGGGTGCGGATGAGAGGCCTGTTCTCCGCGTCTTGGATGACGCTGAGGAACGAGCAGCCGTGAATGAGTGCCGTCTGTATGGCCTGCTGAAGGACGCTGGTGAAGCCGATTCTGCTCATGAAGTCCTGTAGTTGGAACGGATCATCGACACCAGGCGAGACGAATCCCTCGAATACGCAAAGCTCGGCGAGCATGTCCACCGCCTTGCGTGCCCATCCCAATGGCGTGTAGTGGTCCTTGATGGACTGTGGAACCGTGAGACCGAAGTCGACCAGCGGCTCTTTCGATTCGTAGTATGCGGTGAGTTTCCGATTGCGGCTCGCATGACGTGTCCACACTTCGGCGAGCTCTGCGAGCAGTTCGTTCTCTTGGTTTGTAAGCCCGTCGATGCTGGTGGGCACAACCAGTTTCGTCAGCGCCACCGATCCTCCGGACGGCCGCCAGCTATCCGGAACGTTTGTCATCTGGATGTCGCCCATTTAGATTCCTCCGATGGTCTGTCGTCTTCCGGGATGTCGTTTTGTCGTGCACGCCCCGTACAGGGCGATCGTGGTTGATACGAGCGGCGTTATGTCGATATCCGAGCCGAGCTTGTTCCATGCGATCGCGCCGGACTGTCCCAATGGACGCGTGGTCGCGCCCTTGACGGCTGCGGCCAGCTGCGGCTGGTATTCGTCCGGCGGGTGCTTGAGCGTTCCGGCTTTGAGCATGTCGAGGAATCGGCCGCATGCGCGGCCCATCTCCTGCATGTTCGTCACGGTGACCTTCACGTGCGCGGCCTTCAGTTCGGGCAGCAGGCTCATTGCCGGGGACTGCGCGTCGATGACCACGCTGGCGGTCTTCGGCCAACGTTCGGCGAGCCAGTCCACGGCCCACATGGTGCCAGCCTGCCGCGCGTCCTTGATGTTCGCCATCTGGATGACGGCCGACCCGTCCTCGTACCGCAATGCGGCGCCGATGGTCAGCACGCTCCTGTCGGGCGGCATGTCGATGCCGAAGCTCACCGTGCCGCCGTCGGGCACGTCGTCGGTTTCGGCGGCCTTCCACAGGTCGGGGCTGATGGCGTACGCGGTGGCGGTCTCGTCCCAGATGCCGAGTGCCTCACGGCGGAACGAATCCTCGGCGAGGAGATTGCGCATGCGCAATATCGCCTGTTCGCTGGTGCGGCGAGGATAAGACGGGTTCGCTTTCGCCCACGCGGTCCGGTCGTCCAGATCGCAGTCGCGGTCTGCCCCGAGCTCCACGTAGAGCATGTCGTCCGAATTGCCCGCCAACGCGGTCGAACGTTTCTCCTCGAACGCCTCGCACTGGTCTCCCGGCTTCGGCGGGTTGCCCATGAACACGATCAACGGGTTCGGGCTCGTGTTCACGATCGGAATCAGATTGTCCAACGCCTTGATGGTGAGTATCTGAGCCTCGTCGAACACCTCGATGTCCGCCGAATGCAGGCCACGGCCGAAACCGTTCTCACGCGCGCCGAACATGATGCGGCTCCCATTGGTGAAACGGATCTCCTGCTGGCCGTTCGCTCGACGCACGTTCCGCACGTACCTGGACAGTTTCGGATTATGCGTCAGGTCGCACATGTCGGCGAACGTCTCGTCGGAGGTGCGCGTGTGGTGCGCGGTCCAGATGACCAGTGTTCCGGCACGTCCGGCGCACAGGATGAATATCGCCGTGCCGACCGTGAACGTCTTGCCGATCTGCCTGCAGCTGGACAGGACCGCTCCTCCGGATCCGCATGCGTACTTGCCGTCGGCGCGTTTGGCGAACAGGAGGTATAGGAAACCTTTCTGCCAGAGGTCGTAGTGGATTCCGGCCTTGACCGCCGCATTGTTGATCAGTTTGAAATCGCTTGACGTGACGTCTTCCGGCTTCACGAGCCGTTGGGCGATCTCAGACAATCGACGCTCCGACATCCTCCGCCACCTCCGTCACGTCATCGTTCACATCGAACAGGCTGCCGGATTCCTCGGCCATGCGCATCCGTTCGTCGAATTCGGCGAGCTTGCTGCTGATCGACGGCAACGCGTTGGCCGGCGTGGACGGGTCATGCAGAGCCTCGCGCAGTCTGCCGACGATTTCGCGGAGCGTGTCCTCGTGGGAGCCGTCCATCATCCGTTCGAAGTTCTGTTTGTCGAGTTCCGGTTCAGGCTTCCGTTTCGTTTTCGTCGGCTTGGATACGGGCCTATCCGCTTCCGTTTGCGTAGCCCGGTTCTTTTTCCGACGATAGGCGGCTTTCTGGCGGCAGGATTTGGAGCAGTAGCGTTGCGGCCGCCCGTGGCCGGACGGTTGGAATTCCTTGCCGCAGAGTTCGCACTTCATCGGCGCTTCCCTCGCTTTCCGACCTTTCGTTGTTTCCCCTGTTTCCGACGTTTGCATTCCGGGAGGGATATCGGCACT